TGTCGATGGACATGGGGCGAACCTCGACGAGACTGTTCGTCATGAAGTTCTGGATTCCCTTCTTGGTGGAACAGAGCTTCTGACGATCAGCCTTGGAGCCCGATGTGTTTCGAATCTCGCCGTCGGTCAGGAACGAGAACAGCGGACCCTTGCTCCTAGTCATGGCAGTTCTAAGAGGCTGCATGACCTCCTCGGCCTGTTTCATGGTCGGGGCGGTAGTGATCTGCGTGGTCGTGGTGGTATCGATTGTGAGAAAATACGCTTGTAGCAGCGTCTCGTACAGAGACTTGGCTCCGCCTCGAGCAACAATGATGTATTGCTTATTGATGAGGCGCTGCTTGACTTTGCGTTTCTCGAAATGTCCTCCGCGGCCGTTCTCGTTCTGGACGAAGACCGAGCGCTCGATGAAATACCACCATCCGAAGATCTCCTCGGCCCACAGTTTGAATGAGTCCAGAAGGACCAGATCCTGACCGTCGGTGAGAGTCATCTCCGATTCGCAGAAGCGGATGAAACCCTCGACCGCAAGATCGTCATAGTAGAAACTAGGATTACGAACACGGTCATCGATCCGATTCATCTCCAGTTCGATTTCGTGACATACCGGGATCTCACCCGACAGCACTCGTGCACGGAACTCAGCGTAATAACGCGGGGTTGCGGTATTACTGAGCATCTAGGAGCTCAGCTCCGCTTCTTCCGCTTCTTGGACGCCTTGGCTCCTGCGGATACAGCGCTGTCGAGATAATTGGTGGCGTACTTCGTGCCGACGTTACGGATGGCGCTCACGGCGATGTCGCCCGGAAGCGATGCTAGCTGCTTCTTGAGCCGACTTCGCTGAGAGGGCTTAGGACCGTACGCCTGGTTGTACTGGCGCTCTAGGTTAGCGCGGTTCACGAGACGCTGAAGCTCGGCGTCGGACAGAGATGACGCCTTGCGAGCCTCCTGCTTCTTCGGGCCCGTCTGACTCGGACCGCTGCTCTTGCGAGAACGGCGAATACCCCACTTCATGCCCTTGACACCGTGATGCGCAAGGACATCCTCGGGGCGAGAGATGGAGCTGTTCATGAGAATTCTTTCTCCTGGTTGATACGCCACTGCAATTCGACGATCCGCTTCTGAAACGCCTCGGTGACGTACGAGTTGTTCGGTGGGTCGAAATCGAGTCGAACGCGTGCGTAGATCAGAGACTTGACCGCCTCGATTTTGAACTCGTCCTCGCCGAGCCATTCGCCCCACGTTGAGGTCGGCCCGGTGATGTAAAAACGAGGCAGGCCGAGCTGGGCCGACTCGAAGATCGCTGAGTTGATATGCGAGACGAGCTCGTCGTCGAATGCCGTATACGATGCCTCGAGGCCGAGCATCTTCTTGACGGTCTGGAGAATCGACCCATCAGCCATTAGCGTGAAGCCTTCTTGAGGGGGAAGCGCGGTTTGCCCTTCACGCTCTTGGAAGAGAGCTTATTGCGCTTGTACTTAGCCGAGAGGTCCTGCTCCGACTCATCTTTTTCGTCCTCCTCGGGCTCATCCGTATCAGTCCCGATCTTCGTCGGGTTCTTCTGGAGAGCCTGGAGAAGCATCTGACGACTGGAAAGTTTCTTCTTGGGCGCCTTCTCATCGTCGGTCTGAGTTTCCTCTTCTGCCGAAATGCGCTTCTTCTTGCGAAGGAGCTGCGCAGCGGAAGGTTTTGTGCTGTAGTGAAACAGTTCGTCCTTGTAACGGGTCACTTTCCTCGTGCCGCCTTTCTTGCTTCTCGAGCGGCGGCCTTCTCGGCACGGATCCGCTCCCGTTCTTTCTTCTTCCGCTCTCGCTCGACCTTGGCGTCGTGTTGCTTCTTCGCGTTGGCGGCACCTCGCTGGACTCCGGCCATTTTGGCGAAGTACGAGACGGATGCCTTGGCGAATCGACCTTGGGTTTCCGAGCGAAGTGCAGCCCGTTTGTCGGCGATGATCTGCGCCGTGGACTTCGAGCCGATGGTCTGTTGACCGACCTTCTGGTAGGTCTTACGCTGACCCCACTTCATTCCCGGAACGCCGTAGTGAAAGAGCTCGTCTCGATACTTGTTCACCATAGCTTGGTGTCGCCCTCTCGACGTTCGATCAGCTCACTCTCTCGAGCGAAGCCGTAGTGTATAGCGTTATGTGTATCGTGGCATACAGTGATGAGGTACTCCGGATCGAGCACCGCAGGGTTGAAGTCTATTAGATCCTCGGGCTTCATCGGATTCATGTGGTGAACAAGGAGCTTTCCTTGGATCTCCATTCCCTCGATGCCCAAGTCTCGGCCCAGGTCTCGAGCGATCGTGATGTCTCGAGACCTCTTCCACTCCGGCGAGTGATAGAACCTCTGGTTTAGGTAGCGCCCCTCGCCGAATGTGCGTGCGTATGGGTCCGAGAAGGTCTGCAAGTAGCGCAGTCTCGAGTCCCAGTCAGGAAGCTCGATCAGTTCAGAGTACGTCCTCACCGACACCACCGCCGGAATAAGCACGGAACGCTCTGAGTACCTCCGCGTACGCCTCTTCGCCTCTAGCGGAAGCCTCGAGTGCTTCGGCTTTGGCCTTGAGCATTTTGTTCTCGGCACGGAGTCGCTCCTGTTCGAGCTTCTCACGACTGGTTCCGAGTTTTAGATAGTGGATCACAACCGATGGAGGCGCCGTACCCTCGGCCAGCATCATCTCAGCCCTCGTGGTTGCCAGGGAGATTAGACGATCCTCGGCCTCTTCCGGAGAACGGGGCGGCCTCTTCGGTACTTCGATGGGCTTTGCCTTACGCGGCATTGAGTTTGCCCCCTGATACGATGTGTTGTGGCGGGGTTCGACCGAGATTCAGGTCAGACCACGCGACTCAAGCAACCCCTCCCGACGCGGAAAGGAACACACAAGAAAACGCGTCGAGTGCGAATCGCGTGGCCTGGTCCGAATCCCGACCGAAAATACCCCTCCGGGTCAAATATGAGGTGGACGGCCGAAGCCCGGAGGGTGCCGATCGTGCGACCACTCCCCCCCCCACGTTTGGCTGAAAATAGAAATAGAAAGATTCGAACTTTCAGCTTTCTTTAGATTCAACTTTTTTGTAGTTTCCTGTCAAGTCGAGCTCGATGATCTCGTCGATCGCTTGATTCGTTGCAAGAACTTCATCAGCTTCAGACAGTTCGTCACTAGTCCATGCCACCCTACCCAGGTAGGAGGTGGTGTGGTACCCATGTGCCTCGTCCCACTCATACCATTGGTAGAACGAATCGAATGGATCGTAAGGGTTGTCCAGTGTAGTAAGCCTAGCAGCCTGCATGGTAGGGGTGCACCACCTCTGCTGTAGTAGTGTGTACGAACAGGTGTGCACAGGGCCCCTACAAAAACTCCCTTGTGCAGGAGCCGTCATAGAGGCCCTGTGCAGAAGGCCTTCTCAGAGACGTTGTATAGAGTGAAGGCCTGAGTGAGCTTCTCTGCAGAATCAGGAAACAACGGAACGCAAGCTCAGAGAAGCTTCGTATGCAGAGTCCCGTGGCTAGACCACTGCAGCAGTACCAGAAAGGTACTCTCGGACTCTGGCAGGACTGATGCCCAGGGCATCGGCGATCTCGGCGACGGTCGAACCGTTCTTCCTGTAAATAGAAATGCGATTCGCCTGGCGCCTTGTAAGGGGCTGGGTCTGCTTGGGCATAGCCAAAGATTTGAGGTGATCCAAATCTGCGCTTTCGAGAATTTGATCAATCATTGACTGCGACACAGCACCCTCCTGGATGGCCCGGTACTGGAGGGGGGTGGGGCGGATACGGGTGGCGTTTCTATCGTACCCCAGTCTTTGACGGGCGGTCTTTAATGCCATGGCCGTTACTTTTGCCCGGTCCTTATAAGACATGTCGGGATTTGAACGTACCTTGGCATCGACCACGCCGTTAGCAATAACCTGGGCCTGTCTCTCCAGGGGCTTCGCTTTACGGGCCACATTGATCTGGGCCTTGAGTTCAGCCACTTCTCGAGAATAACGCCGGGCAGCCTGGGGGTTCTTCTTGACCCGGGGCTGTGACACGGCCTCTTTTCTCGCTTTGTTGGCCAGGGCCTTCAGCGAGTTGGCGTGCTCGGCGTACAGGTTTTCCATCCGGGTCCCCGAAGACAGGGAGTAGGCGTCATCGGTCAGAGCCATACGCGGGGCTTTCTCGGTGCGCAGAACCTTCTTGCCCCGGGAATCGATATAGCTCTCTCCTGTTTCGACCCATACCTTCTTACCGGTCTTAGGGTCAATGCCCCCACCCTCTCGAGCAGAGCGGGCCCTGCGCTTGGGTATGCGCTTCTCACCGCTGGCCCTCGAGATGAGGGTAGATGCTCCACCGGATTGATACTTCTTCTTGAGGGCGGCAATGCCGTTGTCGCGCTCGGACTGCTTATAGTTGAGTTGGTGCTTCTCCGCGTCGATAACGACCATGGAGTGGCGAACAGCCCGGGCCAGCTCCTGCTCACTGGCGCCCTTAATTGTCATGTCGGTGATAAGATTACTGATCTTCCCCATTTGAGTCTGGGTGTCGGACATGACTTTCATCCCGTTATACTTCGGATACGCCCGTTTCGGATCGAATCCCTCCAGCCCTTTCAACGGCTTGGTGGCCTTGATCCTGGTCTTGCCGCGATGCGGAATGACCACTACGCTATCTCCGTCGAAGTCAGCACCGCTGAGTCTCTCCGCAACGCTGGGATGAATGCCGACAGCGTCAGTCACCTGCCCGAGGGTGCGGCGAGCCTTCTTGTTACGGTTGTTGACGACGAGCTGGGGTATCTCGAAAGTACCGCCGTGAGGATAGCGAACGAGCGATACGATCTCGCCGTCTCGATAGTTTGGCGCGTAGATCTCGTTCTTCTTCATATGGGGGAGAGGAAGAATGACCTGCGAACTCTGACCGGGGAGGGCCTTGGCCTTGAGATGGACAGACGCTGAGTCGCAATCATCGGCCAACGAAATGAGCAGCTTCTTCCGAAGGCTCGGGTTCGTCAGCTTCATGATGTCGTCATACTGCTTCTGCTTCGACTCCCGCACTTTGGCGAGCTGCTTCTTGGCGAGAACGGGGGACTGTTTCGAAAGGAACTGGGAAGCGAGAGACTGGCTCCACTTGTCCCAGGTTCCCTCGTCATTGACGATGTTGATCGCCGACAGCTTCTGCTTTCCGTCCTTGGCTTTGAAGTACAGCTGCTTGCGGATGGTGGCGCCGAACGGATTGTCGGGATCCTTCTTCATCGGCTTCAGGACGGTGTTATCCTTTGGGCCGAGCTTCGGGGTTCCCTTCTTCTTGTTCGTGTTGAAGACGACGTCAACGCCTTTGGGCATGTCGTCGCTGTACATGGCCATGCCTTTGAGGTAATGGGTGCCGTCCACAGCGATTCGAACCTGGGCGTAGGTGCTGTTCCCGAGCGAGAGGTCCTTCACCCCACGGCGAATCTGAATGACGCCATCCATGTCCGTGCCTCCGTCCTCGTCGTAGCGAACTTTGATCCGCTTGGACGAGATGGATGAAGGCGTCTTGATCCCGGTGGTGAATGCGCCATCCAGGTCTGCGGCGATTCCGGGAGTCCGGATCTTGTCGCGGTTGGCCATCAGTTCGGAGCGCTTCGTTCCGGGAGGAGAGAGAACCTTGAGCGTGGTGAACTTATCACTTCCGGCCTGCTTGATGTAGACCTCATTGGTGACATACCCGCGCTGCTTGAGAACCTCTACCGCCGTACGAAGCGTTGCGTCGGAACAACCCATGTTGAGCTCAACGCCGGCACCGTACTCGATGTACTTGTGCTTCTTGGCCTGCTCCGCCAGAATGTCCGCAGTCCTGTTGACGCTAGACTTGATCTCTCGAGTGTCCTTGGAGAGGAGGTTGCGAACGGAGGATTCATTGATCCCCATCTTCTCGGCGATGACCGTGTTCGGAAGTCCGGCCTGCTTCATGCGGACAGCTCGTGAAATGTCTCCTGCCCGCTTCTCCTCGCCGAGGTGCATCCCGATGGCTCGGAACTCGGTCGTGGACATTCCCCAGCCTCGAGCAATCTCGGTGTCGCTCAAACCCTGGTCGCGAAGTCGCTGTCTCTCGGCGAAGAAGCCTTTAGCGCTCTGGTAGGGATCCTTACCCGAACCCCAGGGGTACCGTCCCGAATGACGGGGGGTACCGTAGTGAACGAGAATATCGTCCGGAAGCATTGAACCTCCTGCTCTAGCCCTCAGGCATCTTCGAGCTTAATGTCTTCGATAAGCTTGTTGAAGTGAACGATCTTGTCGATGATATGCCCGAGCTCATCTACATCGGGCTCTTCGATCATCACCTCGTCGTTCTGATAGATCCGCAGCTCCGCAGAAATATCGCCCGGACGGACATCGTACTCCAGGCAGAAGATTGCCGCATAGATCTTGAGCTGGGTCATGCTGACGTGAGTCGTTCCCGTCTTCAGATCGTGGATCCTGAGAAATCGAGAATTCTCATAGAAGCGGATGGCGTCGGCTGTCCCGTAGACGTTCGGGGAATAATAAAGAACTTGCTCGGGGGTCATGCGATACCCGATGGCGTCGTTCACGTAGGCATTGAACGTCACCTTGTTGCGGGGCATGCGCATACCGAGACGAATGTGCTCGGCGGCCATCGCGTGAAGTCGAGTTCCGATAGCTGCGGCCTGGGCCGTGCGGTAGGACTCGATCAACTTGGCATCGTCGTAGTTCACCCAGTGATACTTGCTAGCACTAAGAAATGCGTGTGCACCCTCAAGTCTCGAGTGATCGTTGAACTTCATTCAGAATGTGCTCCTTGTTGGATGGATCGATGAACGCGGCGTAGGACATGTCGTTCATCTTGGATACATACCAATCCTGGTTCGGACGGTGCTTGGCCTTGGGGGAGGCCTTCACCTCGAGGGCTGCCCATCGGTCTCGATAGAGAACGAGGAGATCAGGAACGCCCTGCTTGTAGTTCGGGTCGTTCTTCAAAACCATACTGCCCGGAAGTCGGTTCTTGATCTCCTTGATGAGCTTGGCCTGGAAGTCTCGTTCGAGCATGATGTCTCCGGCAAATCGATAGGAGATGATCCTCCTTCATTATAATGCATGTTGAGTGGGCGATATGGTGGGTATGGAAGATTTTGGATCGGGCGGGTCGAATCGCGTAAGACCCAAATATGTTACAGATGTTACTGGTGTTAAAACTGTGGCGTAGCCTGTAACTGGTGTGACTATTTGTGACTGGTGTGACAGGAGTAAACGATCATAGCCAAAACAGGGTGTTTCCCTATACTGCTATAATTTTCTATCTCTCTCTCTCTTTTTTTATTTTTTATTTTGCAAATAGCAAAAAGTAAAGAAATGGCTTCTGAG